CGCAAGGCGCGTATCGAAGTCGAGGTGCAATTCGGGAATATTGCGCGCTATGCCTACGATCTCGTCAAGATGGGCATTGCGATTGCACGCGAGCGCGCCGAGGTGGGCTTGCTCGTCGTCCCGACGCGGCGCTTTGCCGATGTGATCGGCTCGAATCTCGCGCACTTTGAACGCGTGGTGCGGGAAGTGCGCTTGATGCCGCTCGCGATCCCGCTGGTGGTGCTCGGCATCGAGCCCGAGTGCTGGGACGTCCGGACGTATCCCGCGGCCGACGAGGCGCCGCGGCCGCGCCGGGCGACGGGCCGGCAACTCGTGCTCTTGTCTCGCTAGGCACGCCGCTCCGCGTGTGCTAGAGGGGACGGGCACTGCTAATCCCCATCGGGCCGCGTCGCCGAATTGCCCCCGCGCTTCGCGGCGCGGCCCCGTTCCCCCCCGTGGGATAGGCACCCCGCCCGCGACGTGCTAGACGGCTCCGCCCCGAGATGGCACGACGGGCGGCCCGGGCGCGTGACGAGAACGCAACCCCGCTCTCGCCCGCGCATGGCGAGCCGGCCGTCAACCTGGCGACCGACCCGGAGGTGCAGCGCCGCATCCGGCAAGAGCTGTGCCCACTCGTCACCCGCACGCGCGACGAGCGCATGGTGCTCCGCGACCGCTGGCTCCGCTATTACCGGATTTGGTCGCTTCGCCACGACGTGCAAGGGTATCGCGGCAGGACAAACACCTATTTCCCGATTGGTCGGCGCTGGATTGAGCAATGGGTGAATCGCTTAAAGCGCGATCTCTTCCCGGACAACGATTGGTTTGCATGTCGCGCGCTCGCCGAGGATTTCGAGAAACGCGTGCCGGCGAAAGTCGCGCTCATGAAGTATTGGTTTCGCCGCTACATGCGACTCCGGCGCCATGCGCTGCCGTTCCTCCGTCAGCTCGTCATGTATGGCACGTCGCCCGCGCGCAACGTGTGGCGCTGTCTCGAGCACGAGCAACCGGCGCTGCGCGACATCTTGGACGACGACGGGGCGCCGACCGGCAAGACCAAGCAGGTTATTGAGACCGTCGCCGATTTTTTGGGTCCCACGTTTGAGCCGGTCGATTTGTTCGCGTTCTACGTGTGGCCGGTGACATCGTCGAGCGTCGATAGCGCCACGCTCGCCTTTGAGGATCGGTGCGTCACGCGTGCGCACGTCGAGGAGCTGGCGAATCGCCCACTCGACCCGGGAAATGCGAAGTCGACCACCGTGTATGAGAATCTGCCCGAGCTGCTCGAGCTGTACGACCAGGCAATCAGCTCGCGCGGCTCGAGCTATTCCGGCGGCCGCAAGTACGACGCCCTCGCCATCCGACTCGCCGACAAGGGCTTTACCGCGCCCCTCGACCAGAATCTGCCGGCCGCGCTCCGCCCGCTCGACGTGACTGAATGCTCGTGGACGGTGGATTTGGAAGGGACCGGGGCCGAGCGCTATTTGGTCACCCTCGGTGCCGACACGGTGCCGCTCCGGGTGCAGCGCCGGCCCTTCTTCCATGGGGGCACGCAATGGCTCTGCGGTAAGTTTGTCGAGATTGCCGAGGAGTTTTACGGCCGCGGCTTGCCGGAAATTTTCGATTATATCCAATATTTTGTTAACGATCTAGGCAACCAATCATCCGACGCGTTTGTGTGGTCGACGAATCCGATTGCGGTGGTCGATATCGGCGCGGTGCAAGACCCGACGTCGCTGCGGATGACGCCCGGCGCGAAATGGCTCGCGAATCCGGCCGGCGTGCAATTCACCACACCGCCGCAAGGCGCTGCACAAGCCGGCTTTGAGGCCGTGCAAGGCTACCTCGGCATTGGGGACAACTTGGTCGCGCCGACGCCCGCGCGCCCGATTGTGCCGGGGCAGGCACCGGCGGCGGCTGGGGCGGGTGGGGCGAGCGGGCTGGCGGCGCAGCTCGCCGATAGCGCGGTCGACATTCGCGCCGTGATTGAAAACCTCGAGGATGACGTCATGGTGCCGCTGCTCGAGCGCTCCGACATCTTGGCGCAACAGTGCTTGGATCGTGATATCCTGTTGAAGGTCGCCGGGCAGGATGGCGTCGAGCTGCTCGAGCACCCGGTGTCGGTCGCCGACTTGGTTGGCGAATACGAATGGGAATGGCTCGGCACCACGTCGGCGCTCAATCAACAGGTGCGGGCGCAGCAAATGGTGCAGGGCATCGCGCTCTTGGTGCAGGTCCCGCCCGACCAGCTCGCTGCGCAGAATATCGCCGTCGATTGGCGCTACCTCATTTCGCAATACTGGTCGCTCGGGTTGGGGCTCCCGAATCCCGACCGTGTGTTCCAATCGACGGGGCCGACCGAGGCGCAAGACTGGCGGTATGAGAACGCGCTCGCGCGCGTCAACCGCGCCGCCGAGGTGCAGGTCTCGCCCGCCGACAATCATCTGGAGCATGTGCAGGGGCACCAACACGTCTTGGACCGCGGCGAGCTGTCGGACGATGCGTACGCGCTCATGCAACGGCACGTGCAGGATCACATTTCCTTCATGGTCGCCGCCGAGGTGCAAAAGCTCCAGCAAGCCATGGCAACGCTGGCGGGGCCGGGTGCTGCGCCCGGAGCGCCCGGCGGGTTACCTCCCCCGCCGGGCATGCCCCCGGGGCCGGCGCCGGCTGGCGGCATGCCGCCAGGTCTGGGGCCGGGGCCGGCTCCCGGTGGCCCGCCGATTCCGCCGAGCTACCCGACGCAACCGATGCCGCCGCCGGTCGGCGCCATCGGCGGCCCGCCACCGTTTGCGGGTGCGACGCCGAATCGCGGCATCAACACGCTCGGGCGGCGGATTGGTCCGACGCCGCAGCAGATACCCGGCACGCCGCTCTTTAAGCCGCACTCCGGTGCGCGCAACAAGGCGAAAGCGATGCTCGGGCTCCGGCCGCCCGCGCCACTCGGGCAAGGGCGCATCGGGCAGACCCGCAACGTGGCCGATTTGTTCCGCCGCCTCCCGCGGCTCCCGAGGTGATGATGCGGCGAGCAAGTCATTCCGGCACGCACCCGGAAGGGTGCCCCTCATGCATTACGGCGGCCGAAAAACAGCGCATGCCGTGGCACACGAGTTACCACGACGTTTTGGCGACGCCGGGCTATCGCCGGGCGATCGAGGCGAAGCATACCGCGGCACTCCGCCGGGGCGCGGCACGGCTCCGCGGTGGGCAGCTCAAATTCTGAGGGGGCGTACAATGGCAGAGAAGTGGATACAAGGCGCAATCACGCGGCCCGGGGCGTTCAAAGCGAAGGCGAAAGCCGCGGGCAAGAGTACCGGCGCGTTTGCGCGCTCCGTCCTGAAAGAGGGCTCGCAGGCGTCGACCCGCACGAAGCGGCAAGCGGCGCTCGCGCAAACGCTCTCGAAGCTCCGCAGCGGCAAGGCAAAATTCTGAGCCCGCGATGATCGTGAGACGCGGGAAGCGCTACATCTTGAAGAGCAAGGAATCCGGCCGCACCCTCGGCACGCATCCGAGCCGCGCGGCCGCCGAGCGGCAAGAGACCGCGATCAATATGTCGAAAGCGCGGGCTGCGGGGCACACGCTCCCGCCGCCGCCGGATGAGAGGGGCGAAACCATGCGGAAGATTCGGAGCGGCAAGGCGAAATTCCTCCTTCCGCTCGTGCTTGCAGCGCTTGTCTCGAGTGTGCAGGCGGCGACGCAAACGTGCCCGAGCGGCACGCTCGCCCCGGCGGGTGTAACGACGACCGGCCCGCTCACCGATGTGATTATTCCGCGGGCGGCGCCGGCATTGGTCGTCGAGGCATACTCGACCGCGGGGACCGCGACCGTGCAAGTCGAGCTGTCCTGTGATGGCTCGCATTGGGCGCCGGCCGGAACGGCCATGAGTCTCACCGCGACCGGGGCGCAGATGGTTTCTTTCGTGCAACCGGCCTGTACCTTCCGGGCAAATGTGACGGCATGCAGCACATGCGCCGTGACGGTGCTCTATGCGTGTGCCGGTCCGTAGGGGAACGCGATGCCCTTGATCCAACTGATCGTGGTCTTAATCGTCATTGGGCTCATCCTTTTCCTTGTCGAAAGTCTCTTGCCCCTCGACCCTGCGATCAAACAGGTGATTCGGGTCGTTGTGGTCTTGGCCGTCATCTTGTGGCTCCTGTCGCTCGTCGGTCTCATCCCGGCGCGAATCGGCTTCGTGCCCGAGCTGCTCCGGTACGGGCACGGCTAAAAACCCGGTGGTATTGACTAGCTGATTCAATGCGCTAGGACGGCACGCCCCGAGATGGCACGCACACGTGCGATGCCGCCGGGCGCCCCGTTTGGCGGTAAGAAAGCCCCGCCGTTTTCCAAGGGAAAAGGGAAACGCACCGCACCGGCCGCCGCACTCCCGCCGCCTCCGCCTCGCCCGCGGGCCGCGGGTAGCACGCCGAACATGCGGCGCCCGCCGGTGCCGCAACCGCCCGGGAATGTGCCGCCACCCGCGACGCCGGTCGGCCCTCTGGGGCCGGCGATGGCGGCCGGCGTCGGCGCCTCGCCGCTGCGGCGCGCGATGGCGCGCGGCATGCGCACCGGCCGGATGCCGTTCTAGCCTATGGACACCGACCCCATCCCGATTGACGCCGAGGAGCTGGCGCGGGTGACCGACGCGCTCCGCGCGACGTCCTACCACGGGCACTTAGAGCGCTACGTGCGCGACCGGATCGCCTATCTGCTCGACAAGGAGCTGACCGACCCGCACGCGATCACCAAATGCCGCGGGCAAGTTGAGGAGCTGCAACACCTACTCCGGCCCGCACTCTGCCAAACGCTCGCT